CACGGACGGCCAGGCGCTGTCGCTCGTCAACCTCAATCCGGTCGAGGTCTTCACCCAGGACAACCCCGACGATGCCCGCTTCCCTGACATCACGTGGCGGGGCCTCACGACGATCAGTCCGACGCCGGCCAACATGCGCCACGTGGACCGCGAAGACTTCCGCCACCTTCCGTTCGTCCAGAAGGACGGCGAGTGGCGCGGCGTCGGCCCGCTGCAGCTGTGCGGGGCGGCTATCTCCGTCGCGGTCGAGTCCCAGAGCTTCGCCGCCAACTTCTACGCCGATGGCGGCTACCCGTCCACGGTCATCAAGGCGGCCGGCTCACTGTCACCGACGCTTGACCCCACGTCGGGCCTGTCTGAGGCCGACGAGCTTCGCGCACAGTGGACCGACCGCCCGAATAACGTACCGAAAGTGATCGACGCGGGCATCGATTCCATTACCCAACACGAACCAGATGTATCGCGGGTCCAGATGCTCGCCGCACGTGACTATCAGAACGGTGAAGCTGGGCGCATGTTCGGCATTCCCGGCTCGCTACTCGACTATCAGACCCCCGGTAGCTCGCTGACGTATCAGAACCTAGAGGGTGAATTCACCAAGTGGGTTCGGGGCGGCCTGTGGCCGTACTTCCTGGAAGAGATCGAGCAGGAGATGTCCGATCTTCTGACCCGTTCCACGGTCGCGCGGTTCAACATCGACGCGCTGGAACGGCCCGACATGAAGACGCGCTACGAGGTCTACGATCTTGGCATCAAGTCCGGCGTGCTGACACCGGAGATGGCCCAAGAGAAGGAAGGCATCCTGCCGGGTGACGTGGAGAATGCGCCGATCCCGTTCGCGCAGCCGGCCGCCATTCCCTCCGCAGTGTCCTTCGAAACGCGCAGTGCCACTCCGGTCCGCTGCGACGGTCTACGGACGCTCAAGGGCATTATTCGACCGTGTGGGAAGCTTCTCGCGGAAGCGGGGCCGTTCGTGGGCACGTGTACGCGGTGTGGGAAGGTGCACGAAGCCGTATTGACAGCGGTTCCGGCGTAGCCTCACACTAGCGCCGTAGGCGCACGGGCTGAGGGCACCACCTGAGGCGCCTACCTAACCGAATACTCACGGCCCGTGCGCCTCGTCGCCAGTGCTGCCAACCGTCGGCCTCCCCCCACGCGGAAACGTCCGCTAGAGCGTGGTTGGGAGGTCTTTCTCTATGGCAGTCCGATACGAATGGCAGACAGCGGCCAACGGCCGCCGACGATACGTACGTATCCAGGACGACACACCGGAGACGCCGAAGCTGCCGAGCAAGCGCACGCGACCGGTATCCGTCGTCGCTGAGGCTCCCGCGCCGAAGAAGCGCGGCCGTCCACCGAAGGTGAAGACTGACGCCGAGGTTCTGGCACCGATCATCGTCAAGGATGTCGATGATGAGTGACGAGCTGGAACGCATCGAGGTTGAAACCGGCGACGTCAGTATCCAGGTACGCGACGCTGCGAAGCGCGAAATCGAAGTGCGCCTGCTGCCGTGGGACACGATCATCGAAACCGTCCACGGCCAGGAGATGTTCGCACGCGGGTCGTTCGCGGATACGCCCAACGATGGGCTAATGCTCATGGGCATGGAGCACGAAGCCCGCTTCGGCATCGGCCAGGACGGCGGCCCGAAGATGACCCGTCACGCGGTCGGGCGCTCCAACCGGGTGTGGGAGGCCGATGACGGCCCGCACGCCGTATTCAAGGTCGGTCGCACGGCGGCCGGTGACGATCTTCTCGCCCTCGCGGAAGACGGCATCGTGCGCGGCGTGTCGGCCGAATTTGTGTTGCTCCCTGACGGCACGAACATTGTCCAGCGCGGCGGTCGCCGCGTCCGTGTCCACACCCGTGTCAAGGCGACCGGGGCATCGTTGACGTACCAGCCGGCCTATGGCGAACGGGCCACGGTACTTGCAGTCCGTTCGCAGGAGGAAGCAGTGAACGAAACACCCGATCCGACGCCGCCGGCCCCGGAGCCGACGCCGCCCACGCTCGACCTCGCACCGCTCACGCGGAGCATCGATGACCACTTCGCCAAGTTTGGCGAGCGGCTCGACAAGGTTGAGGAGAACGCACGAGCGTCCTTCATCGTGCCGAGCCCCGAGCGCAATAACCCGTCCGTGAGTGCGGGCCGTTGGATGAAGACGGCGCTTGCTGCCCTCACTGGCGAGCGCATCCCCGCCGAGGAAATGCGGGTCATGGCCGACCTGATCACGTCCGACAACCTCGGTGTCGTGCCGGAGGCACATCTCACCGAGCTCATCGGCATCATCGACACGGGCCGGCCGTTCCTCGGCTCCACGCGGCGCATCCCGACCCCGGCAGCCGGCATGACGCTGAATGTGCCGGTTATCACCACGCGGCCCACGGCCGGTGTCCAGGTGAATGAGAAGGACGACATCACGAGCACGGAGACGTCCATCACGTCAACCGGCTTCGATGCGCTGACCATCGCCGGCGGCGGGGACATCTCGCTTCAGCTTCTGAAGCGGTCCGATCCGTCGTACCTGGAGCTCTACCTCCAGCTTCTTGCCGAGGCCGTGGCCGAGAATGCCGAGGCCGAGGCCATCGCGGCGCTTCTCGCGTCCGGTATCAGCACCGGCACGGGCACGATTGACTTCGATGATCTGCTGATCGGCGAGGCGTGGACGAATGCTATCGCGGTCAAGCAGCGACCCACGACGATGTGGCTCAGCTCTGACGCTGTGGCCGAAGTCATCGACGCCAAGGCCAGCGGCACGAACGCGCCGCTGTACTCCAACCTCAATGCCAACTTCACGGTCGGTGGCGGGGCGGGTGGCACGATCAGCGGCCTTGTGCCGGTCTACGTTCCGGCGCTCGACGGCACCGGCACCGACGTCCTGATCGGGCCGCGTAACGGCTTCGCGTGGGCGGAAGATGGTGCATTCACCCTCCAGGTGGACGTGCCCAGCAAGGCCGGCCGAGACGTGGCCCTCGTGGTCATCGACTGGTACTGCCCGCTCTACCCCGATGCCTTCACCGGCTGGAGCCTCTAAGCCGTGGCGGATTGGCCGACAACCGAGGAAATCGCCCAAGTCATCGACATCGGTGACCAGGCGGCGTGGGATTGGAACATCGCACAGCTTCGGGAGGCGGCCATCTACCGCGTCAAGCAGGACGTGGGCGTCTGGGATGAGATGCTTGACGAGCCTGACGACTCACTCAGCCGCGCCGCCATGCGCATGTGCGAGCTCATCGCAGAACGATCCGAGGCCGCAGCGGGCACGAATGACCCGACGTATCTGCGGTTGCTCTTTGGACATAGAAAGAGGTTTGTTATCTCATGAGCCAGAAGTCTGTTTTTGTCCGCACCGACGCGAGTGGCGACTTCTCTTGGGAGCGGTCATTCAAGGGCACGATCCGCGCCATCGAATTCCAGATCGGTGACCTGTCCACGCCTGACATCGACATTACCGACGACACGTACAGCCTGTCGCTCCTCAGCGTCAATGGCGTGTCGGCGTCAACGGTCTACTATCCCTCGACCTTCCTGGAGGCCGCAGACGGCACCACGGCTGCCCTTGTGGGAACGGGCATGAAGGGTGCCACCACGGCCACCGTCATGGGCGTCCTGAAGATTGTCGTCGCGGGTGGTGGTGACACCAAGCGCGGCCGCGTCAACATCCTGTACGACGCATGAGCGAGGCCGTCCAGGCGGCCATCGCCAAGCGCGAGGCCGCCAAGAAGCCGAAGCCGAAGCCGAAGGCCGAGAAGCCCAAGGCCGAGGAGAAGGTCGAGCCGGAGGCGTAGTGGCACAGCTGCAAGGCGCGTCCGAACTGAAGAAGCGCCTTGCGGCCATGCGCCTCGCATGGAAGCCAATCGGTCGCCAGTGGGGCAAGGCCGACGTTGACGAGATGCGTGCACGCGTGCCCGTGAAGACGGGCCGCTTGCGTAAGTCCTTCCGCGTCACGAGCTCGACGGGCAAGCGGGTCCGCGTGGGCGGCCACTTCACGGCGTACTTCGTGGACGCTGGACCGAAGCCGCACACGATCACTGCCAAGCATGGCGGATCGCTGATCTTCAAAGGGAGGCACGGCACCGTGTTCGCACGGCAAGTGCACTCGCGCGGCTATCGGGCTCGGCCGTTCCGGCAACGGGCGGCCGAAGCCGCGCTCGAAAAGACGAACATGGCTCAGGTGGTCATCGACCTCTGGAACCACGCCGCATGAGTCAAGCCGCTTACCGCGCAGCTGCGGCCACCTTCCTCGAGGATTACGCCGGCTTCGCTGGCGTGACCCTTCAGATGTACCCCGCCAGGCCCCGAACCCTGTTCCCCCCGGCAGGGTTCGTGGACCGCATTACCGAGACGTACACGTCATTTACCGAAATCACCTTCCAGCGCAACCCGTCCGTCACGGTCATTGTCCTGTTCGGGACGTTCGACTCCAAGGACGTGGCCAATCAGAAAGACGACTTCGTAGACGGCTTCCTCGATTGGGCCTACGCGCACGCGCACCAATCAGGCCCGAACAGCCTCATATGGGTCAGCGAGTCAGAAGACTTGCCTGATTACGTGCCGGAATGGCTCCCACCGGAGCAACAGCGCACGTACTATGCGGTAAGGATCACCTTGGAGGGGTTCGATAGCAATTAGGCTCCGGGTCCGCGCCGGGGACTGTACCGGCATTCACGAGAGGAAAGAGGAGCGATCATGCCTGTCCAGGGTCTAGTCAAGCTGCGCAAGCACCAATTCGGGTGGCAGGGCACCGCCATGAACACGGCGGTTCCGGCGCAGCGCGCGTATCCCTTCAGCGGCGTCCCCTCGGTTGACGAGCAGTGGACCGACCCGGAGATTGACGCCGGCTCCATCGACCCGGTCGCGCCACCGTACCGCCTCGCCGGCGACTACACGGCCTCCCTTGACGATCCGGCGCTGAAGTACAACAACCTTCCGTTGATGCTCGCGGCGGCGCTGGCTGAGACGACGGCCCCGACCACGACAGGCACTTCGGAGGCTTGGCACTGGGCACCGTCGTCCACGAGCGTTGAGCCAAGGGACGTATTCACCTACGAGTTTGGCGACGACGTCGTCACGGACTGGTACCAGCTGTCGGACGGCCTCCTCGAAACCCTCGAAATCACCGGATCACGTGACCCGGACGGGCCGCTGACGGCCTCGATGTCCTGGCGCTTCGGGACGATGCAGCAGACCGGCTCCACGGACAACCCGGTGACGGGCACCGTGCCGACGCCAGACCTCAACGTCGCGCTGACGGACATCATGGTCTATCTGAAGGACGGCGCGATCTATATCGCGTCCGATCCTGACGACCTCAGCACGTCGCAGATCAGCGACGCGCTCCACGCGTTCACGCTCAGGATTACGAACACCTACGACCTGAAAAGATACGCCAATGGAGAACAGACGTTCAATATCGACGCCTACGCGCTGTCGGACAGGATGATCGAGCTCGAATGCCGCTTCGCCAAGACGGACGACACCGTGGGCACCGGCTCCGAGTCTGACGCCTGGCTGAGCAATGACAGCGTTGTCCGCTACATTCAGATGATCTTCACGAGCACCGCTGAGGCCGATACGGCCATCCCGTACTCGTGGCAATTCACCATGCCGGCGCGGTATTACACGCGCGAGGAAGACGCCATCGGCGGCAACACGATCATCGTTCTTACGGCCCATGCCTTCTACGATGGCGAGGACCTGGAAGAGGTCTTCGATACCGACGTCGTCAACACCATCGATGAGACGGCCATCTAATGGCCACGTTCGCGTGCATCTGTTCACCGAAGAGCAACGGCGACCCGCGCCATCCGAGCGGCGATACGGTCACGCTCCGCGATCACCTGCCGTTCAGGGCCGGCCTCGCAGCCCGGAACACGGTCATCCTGCTGAAGCAGGACGATAGCGAGGCGACCACGGCCGATATCCTCGCGTCGCTGACCGAGGTCTACCTGCTGGAAGGCATCGAGTCCTGGACGCTGTACGACGACAAGGGCAAGCAGGTGCCGGTCAGTCGGTCCACCATTCGCGCCTTCATGGCCGAACACGTTGACGAAGCCATGACGGTCGGAGAGGAGGCCGATGGACTGTACTCGGCATCCGTGATCGACCCTTTGGTACGAAGGGCTGCGACCTTCTCGCAGCCTACGCCGACAACAGACTCGACGTCAGCGACGAATGGATCATCGCCGACGCCCCTGAAGCGGCCGAAGCGGTCCTCGACTTCCACTTTCCAGACGGCCGGCACCGAACGGATGTCAGCATCGCCAGGTGGCGGCTTCAGCTGATCGCGGAGCTAGGGGTCGGCACCATGTACAGACAGCATCAGAGGGGCGTAGACGCCAAGGTCGCGCGTCTAGGAAGGGCGACCCGTGGCCGGCGCTGAAACGGCCAAGATGGTCGCCAGCCTCGACCTGAAGGACAACCTATCGAAGGGCCTTCAGGCGGCTGGCAAGAACGTTGACGGCTTCTCACGGAAGCTGGCATCGTCGCGCGCCGTGGCCGTGGGCCTCGGTGTGGGTCTGGAGCGCATCGCCGAGAAGGGCATCAGTGCGCTGGGCAATGCCATCGGCGACGGCATCCAGGGTGCGCTGACCCTGGAGAAGGCCACCAACGCCACACAAGCCGTCATCGAGTCAACCGGGCACGCGGCCGGTGTCAGCGCGGCACAGGTACGCGATCTAGCCAATGCCCTAGAGGATATGTCCGGGGCCGATGACAAGACGATCCAGCAGGGCGAGAACCTGCTGCTGACGTTCACGAAGATCGGTTCCAAGACCTTCCCTGACGCGGCGAAGGCCATGGTGAACATGGCCATTGCGCTGAATAAGGGTGACGCCGCTACTGCCGACTTCGATGGCGCGGCTATCCAGCTGGGCAAGGCACTACAGGACCCCGTGAAGGGCATCACGGCGCTCCGCAAAGCCGGTGTCAGCTTCACCAAGGATCAGCAGAAGCAGATAAACGCGCTTGTCAAGGCGGGGAAGACGACCGAGGCGCAGCGCATCATCCTTGCCGAGCTAGAGAAGGAATTCGGCAAGGCTGGCAAGGCGGCTAATCAAGGGTTTGCCGGCGACCTCAACCGGTACAACGACTCCATCGAGGATGCCGAGATTGCCATCGCTCAGGGCCTCATCCCGGCGTTGGGCGAAGTCGCGCGGGAGCTCACGACCGTCTTCCGCGATCCGGCCGTCATGTCGAGTCTGCGCGACTTTGGGAAGAACATCGGCGAGGGCATCAAGGGTGCCGTAGCCTTCGCCAAGTCCATTCCGTGGGACAAGGTCGGCCAGGGCCTGAGCATCGCCGCAGACGCCGCCAAGACGGTTGTGGGAGCGTTCACGAGCCTCCCGCCGTGGGTCCAAGCAGCGGTCATCTCCGGATGGGGCCTGAACAAGATCACGGGCGGCCTTGTGGGCGACCTCTTCTCGTCGCTGGCCTCCGGCCTCATCAAGGGTGTTCTGGGTATCACGGCTGGTGTGGTACAGGTGAACGCGGCCACTGTCACCGGCGTTGGCGGAGCGGCCAACCTCGCCGAAACTGCCGCCGCCACGGTCGCCGGCATCTCCCTAGCGACGGTTGGCGTTATTGCCGCAGCTGCAGCCGGATCGGTGTTCGCGTTCGTCAATCTGAAGACGGGATCGCAGACGACACAAGCATTCACGCCGACTGTAAGCGCGGCCTTTGATCAGAGGACCGTTAGCCCTAACGACTTCACCGGCATCGATTGGGGCAGCGTTGCGCGAGACTTGGATCACAGCGCAACGTCCCTAGAGGCGACCGCCCATATCCGCGATGTGGAGACGTCACAGGCCATCGACGGGCTGAAGGCTGCGCTTACCGCTCCCGGCAAGCTGGCCGGCGGCGAGCAGAGGGATAGGGAGACGAGCGCAGCCATCGCCACGGCCGTTGAGAACAGCATGGGCAACGTTGCGGACAACATCTTGACGGCGGCATCTCAGCGCGACAAGGAAACCAGCGACGCGATCTCGGTCCTGGCGACCACCTCGGACATCTCCGGCCTTCAGGCGGCCGTAACACAGGGCATCCTCGGCAACCTCGTGCCGTCCGTGAACGTTGGAGCGCACAACACGTCACTGGCGGCGACTCAGGCAGGGCAAGCGGCCGCCCGCCAGACGTTCGCATCGGGCCTCGGCATCGAGGGTGCCATCAGGGCCAGCCAACCCATCACCAACGTCAAGGTGGAAATCAGCGCGACCAACGTGACCGCCGTCAACGTCGTCTCAGACCGTGGCGGCGAGCGCAACGGCAGCCGTGACGGCGACGGCGGCGGCGGTCCCGGCCAGTGATCATCGCCATTTACCGCAACGGCGGCGATGACGACGATGTCCGCGACATGACGGACCGCCTCGACCTTGACGCCGGCAACGTGACCCTCACCGAGAATGCCGAGGAACTAACGGTCGGATCGTCCACGATGATTCTCGATGACCCGCTAGGCGACTGGAACATCGCGGGCCATGCCTACGTCCGCGTCACGGAAACCGAGGCCGATGACACGATCATCTGGGCCGGCTTCGCGACCATCCGGGAGATTAGCCGAGGGGAGTACGGCCCGACCGAGGCGGCGCGGCAGTGGGCGCTCACCCTCGATGATGTCAACACGGTCATTGCCCGCCGCATCTTGACCGACTCGGAGTGGAACAGACCGGCCGAGACGGACGTGGAGCGCATCCAGGCGCTGTTCGACGCCAACTTCCTCGGCCCCGATGACTCCTTCTTCAGCACGGACAGCCCCGTAGACCTTGACGCGGCCGACTGTCGCGGCATGACCGTCTATGACGTCGTGAACGACTGCATGCAGCAGTCCGGAAAGAACAGCTACCAACAGGACATCGAAGACGGCACGCCGCGCGACCCGTACGGGTCCGATGGCTACGTCGGCATGACGTGGTACGACTTCGCGTCTTCCGAGGCCCGATCCTCTGAGCTTCAGATCAGCAATTACCTCGATGACATCACGGCACAGGTGGGCGACTTCTCGCCGCCCGGTCCCGCTCAGACGTGGGAGGCGTCGCTGGATACGAAGTGTCGCCGCGATCCGACGCGCATTTACTGGAAGATCGTCGGCAACTATGACGGCGGTCAAGTGGTGAGGACGCGGCTGCCCACGGCGGCACAATTCGCAGCACGAGAGACCACGGCCTCGTGGCCGCTGGTGAAGACGGCCGCTCAGGCGGCCGCACGCGCTGACCGGATGCTGCTGGACATCAGCACCGAGGAAGACGTCATTACGACCACGATCCTCGTGCATCCCGATCACATCAACGACGCACGAGCAGGGCACCGCATCCAGGCCCGCTTCTCGCACCTTCCGGGCTACGAGGACTGGACATGGATGCGCATCCTGAACCGGACCGCTAAGCTCGTCACGCCGCGCGTCTGGGCGATCACCTACACGCTGTCGCCTAATTCGCTCGTCAATCCGAGTGGCACGTGCACGACGGTACTGGCCACCGCAGAGACATACGACAGCGGCCAACAGGGCAGCGCGTCCCCGCCCGTCTCCGTCGCTCCGAGCAATCCGAGCGACTATCCCGCCGTCGTCATCGGTGCGCTCGTGGTGGCCAACGATGGGACGGCGGTCGGCGGCCTCGTGTCGATCACCGGCGGTACGCCGTTCACGATCATCGACATGCACGACCCGACCACGAATTACGAGCACACCATCGCCGTTACGGCGTACGAGGCCGTCGCCGCTGGCAGTCCTGGCCTCCTCTCTATCTCGTGGACCGGATCGGCCGAGGCGTATCGCGGCCTTGCCATTGCGCTTCAGACGGCCGCGACGGCTCCCGTGCAGCACGCGATGAGCTCGTCAGGCGGCACGACGACCCTGCCCGGTGCGCCGACCGTTGGCAACCTTCTTATCGCCATCCGTGTTGTGGAGACTAGCCCATTCTCTTCAGGGCCGGTCGGCTTCACACAGCTGGCAACGGGCACGATCACGACCGGCGCACCGGGTTTCCGCACCGTGGACATCTGGGGCAAGTGTGTTGCTGAAGGCGATACGGCCGCCATCAACACCTGGGATACGTCATTTACGCATTGGGCCTTTGTGTCCGAGTGGGCCATCACGTGAAGGTAGATCGCGTCGGTGCCCGCCGCCTCCCGATCCTGTCCGGCCCCGGTGGCCTCGGTGGATCGTTGCCTATCCCGACGCCCGCTGACATCGGCATCCCGTGGTACGACGTGGTGCGCGACGGCGGCCTCGTGGGCGATGGCGTCACGGACGACGGGCCGGCGCTTCAGGCCGCCATCGACGCGGCCACGAGCAACGGCACGTGCTCCGCGACCCTGTTCTTTCCGCCTGGCGTCTACCTGATCAGCAGCGCGCTTCAGGATACTGGCGCGTTCAATGGCCAAATCCTATTCCCTGACGTGTCCACGTCTGACGAGCAGATAACGATCACCTTCCTTGGCGCGGCACGTCCGCCCTTCGCCATCCACGGCCCGAAGCCGGACCCGCAGTGCTATTCGATCATCGTCTCGGACCTGACCGGAGGCACCGGCACGGCGGCCGTCTTCTCAGGCGGCAACGGCACGTGGCCGACACAGACCAACGTGTCCATTTATATCGAGAATCTCATCTGCCTCGGACCCGACAATCCGAGCCTGACGTTCTGGAACCTGTCCACGTGCCAGGGCGGCGGCATCCACAACCTGTTGATCTATAACAGCACGTGGAGCAACGGCACCGAACCGACCCACTCCAATGCCTATGGCGTGAAGCTGCCGCAGTGGGGACAGAGCAACTACACCTACGTGGACGGCCTCATGGTCGCCGAATACTACACCGGCCTCCTCCAGGGCGAGCTGGCCGAATGCAAGGGCCTGATCTTCGGCCTCGATGTTGTGGCCGTGGAGCTGCCCTTCTCCGAACACTGGTCGATCATCGACGGGATGCAGCAAACCGGCTGCACCTACGGCATAAAGGTGACCGGCGAGAACCGGGCCATCATCAGGATTGACACCGAGCACTACACGGACCCGCCATTCCCAACATGGAACGTGACCGTATACGACCTCGACGACGGTAGCGACGAGCTCTACGGCGAGGTTGTCTGGTTTGCCCTCGATGGCGTCACGCAGCTGCCCGATCACATCTTCAACATCAACGGTGGCGCGAACACGATTAGTCGTGAAGTGGGCACGTCGTCGGGGTCTAGCACCGTGGGCAATGCTGTTGGCCCCATCCTCATCAGCGACACCCACTCGACGCCGCTCGTGTTCGCTGACCTCTTGCAGACCGAGGACGGGTCTGATCTTCTGTACCTGGACCCGTAGGAGGCGTCATGGGACTATTTAGCTTGGCCGAGCTTTTCGGCATCACGATCCGCGAGTCAGCTAATGACGGGTCCGACTTCACCAACCCGAGCGCCGACTTCCGCCGCCTGTTCCTTGGCGAGGACAATGCACTCCACACTCGAGATAGCTCAGGCGTGGTCCGACCCACCTTCCCGGGCAATTACTCGTGCTTCGTCTATAACAGCGGGCTTCAGGGGTTCGGTGCTACCACGCTGACCACGATCACCTTTGACTCCGAGGTCTGGGACGACGCCGCCTTCCATGACACCGGATCGAACACGGGACGGCTTGTGGCCCCGGTCACGGGCCGCTACCGCGTGTCGGCCGGCATCTGGTACGCGACCTCGGTGGGGACTAACTACATCCTGTTTGACAAGAACGGGGCCGGGGCCTTTATCCGTGGTGGTGCAACGGCACAGAATGGTGGCGGGCCAGGGATGTACCTGTCCACTATCACGGCGCTGACGGCAGCCGATTACATCACGGTGGTCGGCTATCACACGCAAGGGGGCAGCATCAATACCGGAGACTCAGGCAGCACGCCGAGTCAGCAGAATTGGGCAGCCATGGAGTTGATCGGTGTCTGACGACGACGAGCGCGAATACCCGCTGATCGAGCACAAGGGCAGGATGATCGAAGATCACACGGACCCGGATCAGGAGGCCGCCGACGAGCGGCGCAGGGCATGGGAAGAGGCCCACAAGAGCGAAGAGCCATGACGTACCGTCCCGTCTTCCAGAAGGAAGGCCCAGCCGGTGCCTGTGTCCTCGATGGCCAGTACCTCGGATGGAAGAATTGCACCTGTTTGTCCTTCGCTATGGGCATGGACAAGAGCACGCGCGGCAGGGTGCGTATCACCGGCTGCATGGTCCGTGACGAGATATCGCCGCGTGACACGTCGGGTGGAACCACCATCGAGCAGAATGCCCAGGTGGCGAGTCTCCATGGCGTCCACGTGGACGCGCACACAGGCTCAAGGGTGGCATCCCTGTACCTCGTGGGCCTCTCGCTTCAGTCGGGGCAGGGCGTGTCCCTAGCAGGCAACACCGCACCTCTGGGCAAGGGCAACGTCAACCACAACGTATGGCTCAACGAGTGTGCCGGCGGAACGGTCGGGCATCCGACCTCTGCGCTCGTCTATGACCCGTGGTCGGCCGGTCCCGCGTGGTGGTCGTGGACACAGGTCTACGCCTTTGCCAGGGCACTGCATCCCTACGGCGAAGCCGATCCTCGGACGCTGAAGAGCATGGGCATCTCTGGCGTGTACTGCGGCA